CCTTGTGTGATGTGTAAAGGAACCGGAGATTGGAAATAATGGCTAAAATTACTACCTTCGCATCATGATCAACGCAATTTCACGCGAAGGAAGGAAACCCGGACGCTGCAAGGCTCCGACCAAAGGCCGGATTTTGGGATTCGGCTTTTGTGTTTCAATTTTGAAATAAAAGGCATGGTGGAGATACGGGTTCAAATCCCGCAAGAATGGAGTAATTAACCAGACGATCGACTAACGAAAAAGTCACCACTAAAATTTTTAACAAACCAAAAATAAAACCAAATGAACTTAGACGAAAACCTTCAAAAAGCAAAAGACAACCTCGCAGAGTGTCAGGCAGAGTTAGAAAACCTCCTTAAACTCCAAGCGGAACAGGTCGCCAACCAAAAGCGACTTATTTTCCTTGCCAAATCCAACGTAAAGGCATACGAGAAACTTATCGAGAAAGCTAAATCCCTGGAGAAATGAAAAAGGCCAAAAAATCAGAGAGTGAATCTATCCCCGAAGGCGAGGAAATAAACAAGGACGGGCAAGCGGAAGCCTCAACTGTGCAAGGGGAACCAATGACCACACGCGAGGACGAGATGGACGAAGCAAATAAGCCATCGCCTGTCCCTTCAGCAGCTGAAAGGAAAAGGATTTTTTGGGAGAAGGTTCAGGCTAAAAAGAAGAGGTAAAAAATGGCCGGCAGACCTCCAATATGGGATGATCCTAAAGCTTTTGAGGAGGCCGTGGACGAATATTTTGCCGAACAGGAAGAATCAAAACTAAATCCAACTTGGACAGGATTAGCTTTACATTTAGGTTTTGCAAGCCGTCAAAGCCTTGAAGATTATAAATTAAAGGAAGGATTTTCTTACCCGATAAAAAAAGCACTAGCAAAAATAGAAGAAAACTACGAACAGGGGCTATTTACACGGAATCCAGCCGGAGCCATATTTGCCCTAAAGAACTTTGGATGGCGTGACACCAAAGAAATAAAGCACGAAGTTCAGCAAGGCTTTCTAAACGTTGACCCATTAGCCGATGATCCGCCAAACGCGAGCCCTCCAAAAGCTAGCGAGGCTTAAAAAAAGAATTTGGGTAGTACAGGGAGGCCAGGGGGCGGGGAAAACATTCTCCATACTCATACTCATTGCCAACTACGCCAAAGGCAACGCTGACAAAGAAATATTTATTTGCGGGGCTGAGTTGTCCAAGATGCGGATAACGGTAATAAAAGATTTCATTAAGATTCTCAAGGAAATAGGGATATACGACCCCAATGCCTTCACCGGGGGAACCTTCTATCGTTTCCCGAATGGCTCGTTTATCAAGTTCATTGGCCTTGACAAAGAGGATATAGGCAAGGGGTTGCGCTCCGACCTGGTATTCGTGAACGAGGCAAACCGAATAGACTTTGAAACATACCGAGAGCTAACAGCGAGAGCCAAGCGCGTCATAATCGACTTCAATCCTAACGGAATATTCTGGGCGCACGAGGAGGTCATGACCCGCGATGATGCTGAGTTTATCATCCTGACTTTCGAGGACAATGAGTTTTTAGATCAGGCTGAAGTAGCGGAGATCATGCTCATGAAGTCCCGGGCATTTATAGATCCAACTCTAAAGGACTATGACAGGGAAAGCAACGTAAAATCTAAGTACTGGCGTAACAAATGGAACGTGTACGGGCGTGGCATGGTGGGAAGTAACCCTAACCGGATATTCTATTGGACTGCTATGCCTGACGAGGACTACAAGAAACTACCCTATAAGCGATATTTCGGGGTTGATTGGGGGGTTGTCGATCCCTGGGGCATTGTAGAGGCTAAATACCACGATGGCAATCTTTATTTGCATGAGCTGAACTATGCCAGCGAAAACGACATCATGTCTAAAATGACCCCTAAAGACATTGAGGAGCTTAGGAAGGTTGAGGAGGGGATAGTTAAGATGATGTTCCAAAAGCTCGACATCCCTAAAACAGCTGTAATAGTGTGTGACGATAACCGACCCATGAAGGTAGTTGCCCTCCGCGCAGCCGGATATGACTATGCCATAACAGCGGCCAAGGGGCCGGGGTCTATTGAGGAGGGCATTGAATTGATTTCTAAACTGAATGTCTTTTATACAGCTTCTTCAAAGAATCTGGCAATGGAGCAAGAGAAGTATTCAAGGGTTATCGATCGATTCGGGGTAGTCTTGAGTGAGCCGGAGGACGCAAACAATCACTTGGCGGCTGACCCTACAAGATACATTTGCCAATTCCTTCGAGCGCAAGGAATTATCAAGGTGATTTAGGTATATTTACATTAAACCAATACTTGACAAAACCCAAATGAAATCATGAATACATACGATTTTTTAGAACTAAAAAGGATAACTGACACGTACCCACAATACCAAACACTTAAAGACATTGTGATTGGTGTAAGGATTTCTGACTTTAGAAATTTAATCACCCCGGACACTACTGTTATGTTGGAATTCAATGTTGGATTTGAATTTAAGTATATGGGGTTCGATTGCATTATTATCCCTGATAAAGCTTAGTGGTCTAATAATTTTTTAACCTAGTACGCCTTTCGACACGGAAAGCCTTCATTAATTTGAAGGCTTTTTTTATTGTTTTTGTGTAACTTTGCCACATGAAACATTATGGGAAAAAGAAAGGGATTATAAATAGAGAATGCTCAAAGTGTCACGGTGACTTGGGTGATCGTTACGGTAAACAAAGGTATTGCGTAAAGTGTCATGCGGCCCACATGAGAGCAACAAGACCCAAGCATTCACAACTCGAACCAGAAGCAAGAAAAAAAGCCAACGCAAGGGCGTATGCAAATCAATATCAAAGGCGCGGAAAATTAATACCCCAATCGTGCGCCAACTGCGGATCACCTGACAGCCAAAAGCACCATGAAGACTACAGTAAGCCGTTAGAGGTAACTTGGTTGTGCAGAAATTGTCATTTAAAATTACATACCAAAACGGGACATTAAACCCAAATTAGGATTTATCAATCTTCTTTCCCAATTTTGTCACACGTTCTTAAATCAGGACGTTTACCAAATTGGGATTTTCAATAGATCGCTTTCTGGATTTCGGTTCGCTTTTTTCAAAGCGCAATGGGTTTCCTAACCCCTTTAACTCAACAATTCTAAACGCCTCCACAAGGTTTAACTCTTACGCGCAAGACCGCGAGAAAATCGCGATGGTGTTTTCTAACCCGGCTGCGCTGAAGGTATTCTCATTGCAGTGCGATCTATTCAGCATGGGCAAAATTAAAGTCCATCAAAACGAAAAGGAATTAGAAAAGGATCCTTTCTTAAGCCTTATCGCTAATCCTAACCCGTTTCAAACTGAGACTCAATTCCTTTGGGACTTCATGTTTTGGTTGATGATCGGTAATGACTACACCTATGCCCATAGCCGGGTATTGGATAGGCCAGACAATAAACTTTACCACCTCGACCCGTCAAAGATGTGGTGGCCTAACGAGATACAAAAAGTCTCTGACAAAATGATATTTAGTGATGCTGAGATTAAGAAACGCAATCAGGCTACTATCGAGTACCGATACAATGACGGTTCAAAAGAAAAACTTTTATTAGACCGGATTATAATCAGCAACGATCTGACCAATGGAACCGGAAATTGGTACAAAGGAGGATCAAGACTTGATGCACTTTTTAAAGTTGTTTCCAATAGTGAGGCCGCTTTAGATTCTAAGAACATAAATATCCGATACGCTGGAAAGTTCCTTGTCGGATCAAATAGCGATGCCTCAAAGTTTGGGCTGTCTGAAGATGAAAAGCTCGACATCATCGACAAGATGGAGAGCAACAGTAAGCGCGTATTTCCACTTAAGACAATGGTGGAGATCAGACGTTTCGTTGAGAACATGAAGGTTTTGGAACTTGGGACTGCCTATCAAGAGGATTTCTTTATCATCGGTGGATTGTACGGAATACCTAAAGACGTTCTAGAAGCATATCTAAAGTCATCCACTTTTGAGAACCAAGAGAAAGCCAGGATGGCACACGTATCCTACACCCTTGCCCCTAAAGGTGAGCAATGGATGAACAGTTACGAAAAGCATTTTGGGTACGATAAAGAAGGCAAGAATATTTCTATCTCATGGGATCACTTGCCAATGATGGGTGTGTTCAAAGAACAAGAATCAAAGACTAAGGAGACGCAAATAAGAACATTCATAGCTATGCGTGGTGCCGGAATCCCACTCAAGCAAGTAAACGAATTTTTGGGAGTAGAATTTAAAGAGGAGAAGAAACCTAAATCGGAAGAAAATGGAAGCAACCAAAGCGGACAAGGCCAAGAAAGTCAAAACGGCTCAGAAGGTTCTGGAGGACAGGAAGAAGGCAATGGAGAACAATCAAACGATTAACAAATGAAAAAGTTTGTTTACAAATACGTTACAGGCCATGTATTCCAAAACGGAGTACTCCGCAATGTGTGGGAAGCGAAAGAGTTCAAGACTCAGCGCGACCTGTTTGATTACCTGGTAACCAATAAGGCAGAAATCATTGACCAAAAGAAGTCAGTCGAAAAGCATTGTGAGGGCGGGATTGGATTCATGTTACAACCTGACAGCGAGGCAATCAAGCAATGGACTGACAAGAATAAACCACTTTACGAAAACGACAAAGAGGCCGGAGTACTTAAGCGTACTGTATTAGCAAATACTTATTGGTGGATGGATTCAATGGCAGACGTTCACTTAGGACGTACTGATTCAAGGGAGACGGCTGTATTCAGTAACACAATCAAGCAAAAGGGAACAAAGATAGTTCCTATTGATCAGCATAATTGGAGCCTTGATGGTCGTATAGGTAAGACCCTGAACATCTATGAATCCCCAATTTCATGGAGGGCGTTAGGCGTTGGTAAGACCGGAATGACTGAGGGATTATTTGCCGATGCCTCCATTGAAAGAGTAAAGAACGAGGCTAGGTATAACGATTATTTAAACGGTGAAATCGACCAACATAGCGTTGGGATGCAGTACGTTACTTTGGATTTAGCGGTAAATGATCCTGACGAATACCCAAAGGAATACGCGACCTATGCCAAGTACCTACCTAAGATTGGTAACCGTAACGAAGTTGAAGAAAGAGGCTATTTTTTCGCAGTAGCGGAAGCAAAGCTAAAGGAATATTCCCCGGTGATTGCCGGGGCGAACGAACTCACACCCGTAATAGGCCAGCCGCAAAGCACTGGCAAGAATGACCCGCCTAATGGCAGTCAGTCGAAGGAAGATTACAGGAGGGAGATTAGTAAACTTTTATTAACAACAATGTAAAAAACAAAAA